CAATCTAATTCTTTCCCACCTTATAATATTAAAAAGCTAGACGCTGAGAATTATGAAATTCAAATTGCTCTTGCAGGATTCAGTAAATCTGAATTGGATATTACTGTGGAAGACGGCAACCTTGTTGTCAAAGGTGAACAGAACCATACGCCTAAGGCGGAGTTCTTACATAAAGGAATTGCAGAACGCAATTTCACTAGAACATGGGCATTAGCAGATGATGTTAAAGTTACAGGTTCAAAATTGAAGGATGGAGTTTTATCTATTTCATTGGTACACGAAATACCAGAGGAAAAGAAACCTACATCTATTGAAATTAAATAATTGAAGGAGATAAGGAGCGATGGCGAATATACAAATTGTTAAACTAACAACAGGTGAAGATCTTATAGGTGAAGTTACCGAAGATGAAATTGAAGGTAGAGGGTTTTTAATTATTAACAAACCTGCTATTATTATGATAATGCCTAAAGCAGGCAACGATACAGATTTTACTGTCGGCCTCGCTCCTTATGCTCCATTTGCTAAGGAACATAAAGTTCCAGTATTTCCTGCACATGTTGTTTCCATATACGATCCAGGTAAGGAGATGCTAAATTCATACAATTCTAAATTTGGTTCTGGAATTGTTCAACCTGACTTTATAAATAAAAAGGTCTTAAACGAAACAATAAAAGGAAAGTAAATGTATGAATATAGAATCAATGTTGTCAAAATTATTGATGGCGATACAGTAGATGTGGATATCGACTTGGGCTTCGGTGTCTGGCTCAAGAAACAAAGAATACGCTTGTATGGGATTGATACTCCCGAAAGTAGAACCCGTGATCTCGACGAAAAACGATACAGACTTATGGCGAAGAAATTCCTCACAGAACAGATACAAGACGGAGCTATACTCAAAACAAGGCTCGATAAAAAAGGAAAATATGGTAGGATACTTGGTGAATTTCTTAGTCTAGATGATAAGTCTAATATTAATGAACTAATGATCCTCAAACATCATGCCGTTTCCTATCACGGCGCAAGTAAAGCAGATATTGCTGAAGGACACTTGAAAAATAGGACCAGAGTTAAAGAAATCTAGTTGACTCTAGGTTCGTAAGAGCCTATAATGTTTATATTATTAATAAGGTGTTGTTATGAATTTCTATACTTATGCAAGACACTACGGCAATGACATATTGTTTCGAGGTGTAAAAGACGGCAAGAGGGTTACTGCCAGGCACGAGTTTAAACCTACATTATTTGTTAAAAGGGCAGACAGGCCTTCAGACTACAAATCTATATATGGAGAAGATGTTCATCCTATCCAATTTGAAAATAACAAAGCAGCTACAGAATTCTTTGATACATACAAAGATGTAGAAAACTATCCAATCTTTGGACAAAACTATTACGCATACCAGTACATAACCGAGAAATATCCCGGTGAAATAAAATGGGATGCTAAAGGTTTGTTAATCTACTCTATCGATATTGAAACAACATCGGAAGGTGGATTTCCAAATGTAGACTCCCCTAGTGAGAAAGTTTTAGTTATCACACTTCAAAACAACAACACCAAGAAGATAACAACTTTTGGCCTAGGGGAGTTTACACCCACAAAAGAAACATCTCATTTAGATGTTGACTATATAGGTTTTGATAGTGAGGAGGCATTGTTAGAAGCTTTCCTCACATGGTGGCAAGAAAACTGTCCTGATATTATTACAGGTTGGAATAGTAACTTGTTTGATATGCCTTATCTTATTACAAGAGTTCAACGAGTTCTCGGTGAGAACGAACACAAAAGATTTTCTCCCTTTAAGTTAATTAACAAACGGCCTATTAGATTTGCAGCTGGTAGGGAGATGACAGCATTTGAAATTACAGGTGTTGCACAATTAGATTATTTAGACTTATATAAGAAGTTTACTTATGTGACTCGTGAGTCTTACAAATTAGATTTTATTGCAGAAACAGAACTAGGTAAGAACAAACTAGAGTCAGGCTTTGACACATTTAAAGAGTTCTATGAGGGTGACTGGAATAGGTTTGTTGAATACAACATTATTGATACAGTTATTGTTGATGAGTTAGAAGATAAAATGAAACTTATTGAACTTGCTATTACAATGGCATATGACGCTAAATGTAATTTTAATGATGTGTTCTCAGCAGTTAGAACCTGGGATAGTTTACTCTACAATCACTTGTGGGAGAAGAAAATTGTTATACACCAAGGCGGTGGTAGAAAAGATAGACAAATTGAAGGTGCTTATGTACAAGAGCCTGAACCTGGAGGTTATGATTGGGTTGCTAGTTTTGACGCTACTTCCCTATATCCTTCTATACTTATGCAACACAATATGAGTCCTGAGACTATTGTTCCTGGATTTAAATATGATGTAACAGTAAATGATCAACTAGATAGATACAAATTAGATAAACTAAAAGAAAAGAACTATACTATGGCAGGCAATGGTTCCTGTTATACAAGAGAAAAGAAAGGATTGTTTCCTGAGATTGTACAAAAGTTCTTTGATGACAGATTGAGATATAAAAAACTAATGCAGAAGGCACAGGCTGACTTCCAAGAAACAGGTGCTTTACATCACAAGAATGAGGTTAGTAAATATAACAATTTCCAGATGGCTAGAAAGATTCAATTAAACAGCTTATATGGTGCCCTCGCTAATCAGTATTTTAGATTCTATGATGATAGGATTGCAGAAGGTATTACAATGTCAGGACAATTAATTATCCGTGATACTGCTAAGGCCTTAGATGAATATATGAATAAGGTATGTGGCACAGATGGAAAGACATATTCTTTTTATAGTGATACAGACTCTTGTTATGTAACCTGTAAGACTATGGTAGATAATTTCTTCCCTGATAAGGATAATGCTAAGGTTACAGAACTATTAGATAAAATAGGTACAGATAAGATAGAACCTGCTATTGATAATGCAATGATTAAACTTGCTAATTATACAAATGCTTTTGAGAAAAAGATATTCTTCAAGCGTGAGGTTATAGCAGACAAAGGTGTGTTTGTGGCAAAGAAAAGATATGCCTTAAATGTGTTAGATGATGAAGGCCTAAGATTAAAAGATCCTAAACTAAAGGTTATGGGTTTAGAAATTGTAAGGTCCTCGACACCTGGTCCAGTTCGAGATAGTTTAAAAGAGGCTGTTCGTCTGGTACTTACAAGCACACAAGAAGAATTACATGACTACATCGAGAAAACAAAAACAGATTTTAATAGTATGGCACCTGAGGAAATAGCATTTCCTAGAGGGTGTAATAATCTCAGAAAGTACCATTCAACTGCAGATATTTACACTAAAGGCACACCTATACATGTTCGAGGTAGTTTACTTTATAACAATCTAGTTAAGAAACACAATGTGGGTCTTAAGTATGAGAAGATACAAGAAGGTGATAAGATTAAATTTTTGTATTTGAAAGAACCTAACACTATTGGCGAGAATACAATCGCCTTTACAACTAAACTTCCTGAGGAGTTCAATGTTCATAAGTATGTGGATTATGATACAATATTTGAGAAGGCATTTGTAGAACCTTTAAAAAATATTCTTAATCCTTTAGGATGGAATACAGAACCTCAGGCAACACTAGAGGATTTATTTGGATAATGGATATTGCAGCAGGCTGGGCTTTGTTTGTATGTTGTATTGTTTCTAATTGGGTGATGTTCATATTAATAGATGGATATTTTGAAGGAGATATAAAAGGATTGAGAGATGACGAAGAATAAAGATGAAAGAGATAGCCACTTCATATATAGCATATGGAAAAGTGGCTTTAGAGTAGGAGGTTGTGTGATACCATTTGTATTCATGGAACCATGGGCATGGCAAGTATTTTTAGGAGCATTTTTTGTTGCTGAAATATTAGGAATTATTGAGGAGATATAATGGGAACACACGCATGGAGAAAGAAAGGCATTAATGCCAGAAGGATGGGTGCTTTAGAAAGACTGAAGGCATCTGAATTTACACCAAAAATTGTGCAAGGAAAAGAACGCAATGAAAAGAACTGGACAAAGAAAAAGGAAGCGCAAATTGAAGTCCTTGAATCCAGAATTAGAGGGACACAAGGTTAAGTTTCAATATAAGAGACTTCAAGATCAACAAAAAGAAATAGACGAACAATGGCAACGAATAAAAAATATGGAATTATTGGATACGGATTTGTAGGTAAAGCTACAGAATATCTATTACAAAAACATATAGATGGACAACAAGAAATATTTATTCATGATCCTGATTTAGGCCATAAGATAGATAATTGGGCAGAAATAGATTATGCTTTTATTTGTGTTCCAACTAACCTAAAGCACGGAAAATTAGACACATCTATTATAGATA